TTGTTGGAATTGTACTTGACAAGTCGGACCCCATCCTACCACGTTATTTGAATAGCTAGTTACTATTCTATAAACTAAATTACCGTTCATTAACGGGTCGGTTCCATCTGTATAAGCTTGCCAGTTATATAAAAATAACTGCTCACCGTTACCTGGACAACCAAAACGATTTGCTATATACCCGGTAGGCCCTGTATTCCATCCCCAAAAAGTAAGAGGAGAAATATTAGAAGCACCTTGATAAGAACCATTCCACCATTGTTCAGTGCCTGCAGAATTTTGAGGTAAAGGAGCTCCGCCTTGCGTAATAGGGTACGTACCACCATCGGTTAATGTAACATAACCGGTTGTAGGCATCGTATAGTATGGTCTACCAGCTATTGATATGCCATTAGTTGATGTAGCAGTATTACTATATCTTGTACATCCGTCATTATACACACCAAAATTATTGTTTATTGCGCCTGCTTCAAGTAAAGGAGTTTGCATCTTTACACCGGCTTGAATAGTGCCGCCAATAATAGAACCTGCATCTAGATTGGTAACATGAGTACCATCCATAAAGATTTCATGCTTATTAGTAGTACCATCAGCAAATGTAGTACCTGCAGGTGCAGTAATGTTTAATATTTTAAATGGAGCAGTCTTATAAGTCGAACCCGCTAAATCTTCTGTTGAAACGATCTGAAATTGCTCAGCAACTAAAGTAACATTGCCATTATTGTTTCCGTTGACTTGCACAATACCGGTCATATTACCGTTAGCATCAACGTACGGGAACGGTACTGTTGTTAGTACCCAAGCACCGCTCTGATAAATTTTAAGTACATTGTTATTTGCTGTATTGTACCATAAATCTCCGTCCTGTATATAACCAGCAGTAGGTTGTGTAGGAGAGTAAAATATAACTTGACCTGCACCCTTTCTAATAGGCGCTGACCAAGCACCAGGAGGATTAACTAGCGAACCACCTTCAGATGGGTCAATAAGAGCTGTACAAGACCATAATACATCATTACCACTACTACCTGGATCGCTTATATACCAACCAGCTGGACTGACTTGATTAGGCGGGGTAGCTGGTACTATACTAGAACGTTGAAAGATTTCTTTTTGGTAGTAACCTAATCCAGAACCAGGTGGAAGATTATAAGTGGGTGGTGTGGAGGGAGTAGAAGGTGGTATCTGCCCGGTAATGTAATTGGTTAAATCAGTTAAAGTAATTTTTTTAGTTACTTGTGCACCAGGAGATGAATTGTCTACTACTGGAATAACGTCAGAGCCTTGAGCGCCTGCTGAGCCTAATGTAGGTAATGCTGAGATTTTAATATCGGCCATATGAGTAAATGTTAAATGTTAATAACTGAAGTGTCTTGAGATACATCTGTTGAAACAATAATACGAGGCGTAATATTGGTTGTATCGTTTAAGTAAAGCGCTTGGAAAGGTGCAAGTTGAGTGTTTTTAGTTAATATACTAATGTCGTTAGTTGGATAAGATGGATTCCACAATACTAAGTTAACCCCTTGTACCGTCTCTCCTGTATCTTGACGTTGAGTATATACCATATATACACCAGGTATGCTTTCAATTTGAGCTGTTAAAGTGATTAGGTCTATATTATAGCCTAAAGTCATTTTAGTCGGATCAAAGAAAGAAGTAATAATACCGGTTACTTTGTTTTGTATAAGTTGTGCAGATACTTTTGCTGTACGCTCTAACATTATTACTAATCTTGTTTGATTAATAATAGTATTAACATCTTCTCCGGTTGTACTACTATAACCTATTGTAACTGTCTTATATACTGGATCCATTACAATAATATCAGACGTTAAAGTCTTTTTGCTAATAGCTGTATTGGTTATTAAAGTTTTTTGTGTTGGTGTTAGATAACTTACTGAGTTAACTGTGCTACCCTGAGAAGCTCTCGGTAAAGCGTAAATGTAAATGTTATTAAAGTTACAGGAAGTAGAAAATGCTAACTGATTATATAATACTCTATTATCTTGATTAGGGTTAGTTAAACCAATATTATATAAATAACGTAAATGATTGTTTACGTAATCGTTATTACTATATACTAAAACGTCTTGTACAATATTATTAAACGTACTCTTAACAAAGTTGTTGTAATCATTTGCTGTTACTAGCCTGTATTGAGATTTGTAAGCAGCTGGAGCATTAGCGCGAATACTATCTGCATTTTCTGCATTGGTAAATGCTGTAGATGTATTAGCGTTATCAAAGCTTAAATAAGTGATACCGGAATCATCCAAGTACTGTAGATCAGTGCTGAATACGTCAGCCTGTATTTGATTAAACTGAGCTGTATTATAAAGTACAGCAGGTAAAGAGCTTAAATCTCCTGAACCAATTTGACCGTTAACACCTAAAGATTGTAAGTAGTAGACTGCAACTATATCGCCTGTGTTAAGTTGTGCTCCGTTAACACCGTTACCAAACTTTAACTCATAGTTACGACTTTCATTGTAACGAGCTTCAAATGTGGTTGATGTAGCAGTTTCCAAGTAAAGAGATTCTGTACGAGTCCATTGCGACCATTTACCGGTTGCAGCGCTCTTTACATAAACATCAATATTAAAATGATCTATCTGTACTGCGCTACCTGGTGCAACAAAAACAGTTTCATTAGTAGCTCCTTGAGCAGTATAGGCTGGATACTCTGTCCACTTACCTTGGTACAATAAGGTCTGACTACCAACACTTTCGATATACTGATTTGTAGATAAAGTTTTTGTAAAAGTTACATCAGTGTTAAATGTATAAGGAGCGTTATTAACACGAATAAACGAATAACGAGGTATTGTATATGAACCTATAGGTAAGTCTGCTGTAGCGGAGCAGGTAAACGTTACAGTTGAGGTTTGTACCCCAATAGGGGAATAGTTAATAATCCTAACTACTTTATTAATGTTTTCGTAAATTTGAGCATCACTAAACATAGACTCCGAAGAAGTCTTGTTTAGGTAGTACATAAAAGTATGAAAAGCATATGCAATAACACTGTTAACCGCATTCAGATTTGAACCTTCAACGTATTGATCTGTAAATAAGCCGCTTTGTGTTAAGCGGGTACGCATGAAGTCTCTAAGATTTGTAGCATCAAACGCGATGTATTCGTTTGGTTGAATGTTTAGAGCTGATGCATCTGTGTATGTTGTCGACATCTTATAAAATTGTATATCCTGTTTTGCTTAAAGTGCCTGGTATATTAACAGCTTGATTGTTAAGATATGGCATTATTATATTTAAGTCAATGTAATAGGTTTGCTCGTCTAGGTTTAGAGTTATGTTGACGTTAGAGACAGTTACTCTTGGTTCATACAAAGACAATCCGTTAACTATAGCATTGCCAATGTTTCGTGCATTTGTTTCATTTACCGGTTCAAACAAATATTGGGTTAAGTCTAATCCATATAATGGATTTAATAAACTTTGCCCGGGCATGGTATTAAACAAAGAGTAAATAGAATTTTTAATAGCTGCAGCATCATAATCTGCTTGCAAGTCTTTGCTTATAGGATTACTAAAATCTAGATGTAAATCCGAATATGTATAAGTATTGGTTACTATAACCTTTTGTAGACCGTTAAAACTTATGGATGGCATTGTAAAATACTTAGGGAGGTAGTAAGTAATATCATCATATGAAAAACAGTAAGTTTAACTCTTTATTTGAAGCAGCCTACGGTCGTTATGCACAAGGTAACGGTTTTCTTGTAGGGGATGTTGTAAAATTAAAATCCGGTTACGAAAATATGGACGGTTTTAAAAAGTTAGGCGAAAATGTTAAGCAGCGTATTAAAGAAGCTGTTAAAGCAGGTAACAATCTACGCGTCGGTAAATTACATAATTACAGCGCTGGTTCACGTTATAGTGCTGAAGGTGCAGATCAAGTACCGGCTGAATTAGCTGATGTATATGAAGAATATGCACCAGGTATGGTTGCTAATTTAATCACTCTTCCAGTCGAATGTTTAGAAGAAGTTGATACAGGTGCTAACCTAGCTCCAGTACCAGAAGGTCAAAAAGATACAAGAGATCGTACAGCTGAAGGTGAAAAAGAATTTAAAAGCAAAGCAACTAACGAACAAACAAAAGTGATGAAAAAGCAAACTCATGCTGAAAAAGGTGATTACGAGTTAGCTACAAAAAATACAAAGCTTGCACACTCTAACAAACATAACGATATGCAACCACCAAAAGTAAAAGGCATGCAAAAAGCCAAAAATATTAACGAGTCACAAGCTCTCTTAGAAGATCTTTATTTTAATATTCTTACTGAAGACGTAGGTGTAATGAGCGGTGGTGTTGGTTCCCAAAATGGTGGGGATCAATCAGCAGGTAATCCTCCAATTCAATCTGAGGAAGAAAATGTAGCAAATGATGACGAAGCTAAGATTGATGCATTTGTAAATTCTTTACCAGCAAATTATAATAAACCGTTTTTCAAAGATTGCTTAACTGGAATGAAACCAGGATTGTCTTGGGAAGAGTTTCAAGATAAGCTCTGGCACAATCTTTATGCTCATAATTTAAAACAGTATAATAATGATCCCCGTAGAGCAAAAACCGCAACGGACAATAAAATGTGGTATATGGATGACGGAGAGTTTCCAGCCGAAGCAGGGCAGGATTACAAAGCAGTATTCGGTCATTTCCCTGGTAGTCAATCCACAGAAAAAGAAGGCAATGCTTTCACTGGTTTTTTACATAAAACTAAAGAAGGACAAAAAGGCAAAGTAGGAGATAAAGAAGAAGAAGTAATTAATACTACCGGTACTATTGCAGAAGAAGTATGTCCTATCTGCGGTAAAGATATTTGCAAATGTGATACAATGAAAGAAGCTAAAATGAAAATGAAAGATGAATCCGGACTTCAAGCTTACCTCGGTAAAAAGAAATACGGAGCAGATGATTTCAAAGCTTTACAACAAGCTGGTAGAGAGCATGATGCTAAGAAAAAAGAGCAAATTAAAGCTAAACACTCACACCACGGAAGCTAAGGCAATAAGACAAGAAAAAAAGTTAATTTCTTGATCCATTACTAAAGCGCTTCGATAGAGATATTCAGAGACTTGCAGCAATGCAAGTCTTTTTTTATCTTCTGAAATAGAGCTCTTATATACTGCATTAAACAGGTCTTTCATTAACTTAGGATAGTCGTTTCCAAAGGTTTGCTCCGACTCTATAACGAATTTACGTATAGACGTAAGGTCTTCTTTGTTCACAGTTTTATCCAGGATCTCTTGTGCGAATCCCTCGTTATTAATCGTACTACTAATAGACAATACACCATCAACAACGCTACGTTGAATATAGTTAATGATTCTTCGTAAATCCGGGTAGTGATAACGAATAACCTCTTTAATCTTCTCTATTTGTTCTTTCTCTACTTGTGTCTTTTCCTGACGAAGAATAAAACCTATTCGTTTAGCATATTCTCCAATAGGAGGAGTAAAATCAGTGAAAACTTGGCATCGAGACTGAATTGGTTGGATAATACGATGTAGATAGTTGCCAGTGAGGATAAAACGGGTATTACCAGCGTACTCTTCCATAACATTACGCAGAGCTCTTTGACCCGCATCAGTAAAGTTGTCAAACTCGTCGAGAAAGATAACCTTAATTTTGCCATCCAAGCTTTTAGTTTGAGCAAATGTAAGAATAGAGGTACGGACTTCGTCGATACCGTTCTTTTCGCTTGCGTTAATGTAAAGGTACTGTGCATCTAGTATTTCATTTATAATT